ACCCGGAGAAGCGGCAATCCGAGAGGCGAGCGCGTTGCTCGCTTTAGTGAATCCGTAGCCGCCAGCGGCGCTCAGAGCACCACCAGCAAGTGCATTTACGCCAGACTGGCCCAGATCGGTGAGGTCAGGGCTACCGAAATAGCCATAGGCGGCACCTTGCCCGCCAGCGGCTAGTGCAACCTCACCAGCGGTTTTACCCACGCCCAGCGGAAGAGCCATAGCACCGGGGACGGAGCCTGCAAGCCGCATCCAAGGGTGATTCTGTTCGTCAAATTCGCGATAGCCCTGCTGTGCGGCAAGGTTCTCCGCATAAGTGCCACCATGACGAATGGTGTTCTCGACCGCCGTGAGACGTGGCGCGAGATTGAGCGAGGCTGTATCGACGAAGCCACGCTCAGCAGCGCCTAGACGCCCATCACCGGGATCGACAGGAGCCAGCTTGGCCGTGGCTGCCGAGCGAACGCCTGCGCCCTTATCACGAGCCGCAACGATGCTCTCCGCATTTGCGAGATTGATGCCCAGCGAGCCTGCGAAGGCGCGAAGTTGATCGGCGGTCGCGTGCGGGTTGGCCTTGTTCCATGCGTTATAAGCGGCCTGTTGTTCCGCAGTAAGCGGGTTTGCAGGCTCCTTCGGCATGTTGAACCCGATGTCGCCCTGCATCCGCGTTGGGTGATCGGTGCCGAGGTCAGGGCCAGCAGGCGGAGCCGGAGGTTGCTGGCTGGGCATCGCTGCGGGCGGCGCACTCTGTAGAGAGTGCTGTGCCGCCGCTTCAGCCGCTGAGGCCGCAGGGCCGGATGAGATTTTCAGCCCCTCAATCGCGCGCTGCCGAGCCTGAGCCTTCTGTGCAATTACGTCAGGACCATCACCCGGCGACGGGAAATAGGTCCGATATTGCAGATCGAACTCCGAAGGCGGGATGGCCGCGCCAGAATCCATGCGCAAGGTCGCAGCTACGAATTCTCGAACAGCTGCGTCAGTCTGTTGGCGCTCGTTGCTGTTCCCTACAGCCGAGGGGAGCGTGTTCAGCAGATCGGGGTGGTGGATGCTAAGCCATTGCCCAATGGCAGAACGACCACCGAGCTGATCCCCTCCGATCTTGCTATAAGTTTCATTGGCGCCGAGGGCACGGGTGTAAAAGCCTGAGTCCTTGCCTTGGCCCTCCGTTAGGTTCCCACCCGGCCCCGCCAGAGGCTTTGCAAGCCCTTGCTGGCGATACATATCAAGTTGCGGCTTGAGGCTATCGGGCAGCGCTCCACGACGCTCCAGTTCAAGCATAGCCTGGAGTTTCTTATCGGTCGGACCCGCCATTTATTCGCCCCCTGCGATCTTGAGTAGGTCCGCCGTGGACATTTCGGTGACGTTGCCAGCCTTGCCAGCCGCATTCTTGGCAATTCGCGCTTCAGACTGCCGCGCGAGGGAGATGCGATCTGCATTCTGGCCCTCGGTCACCTTGTTATGACGGGCAGCTTCTTCGGCGATTGCCTGTTGCCGGGCGGCGTCAAGCTGCTCCTTCGCCGTCAGCGAGCGGATCTGAAGCGCGCGAACCACGCCGGGATTATAGGCGGGCGGAAGTTGCGGGAACGGAATGCCGTATTGCTGGTAAAGCTGCTGTGCCTGCGCCTTGGCCGTGTCGTAGCTCGCCTGATCGGTCACGCCGCCAAGAAGCTGAAGGCCGTAGTCATTGACCTTGTGCAGCATGTCGATCTGAGCGAGCTTTTCCGCGCGCTGCTGTTGGTCGAACTGCATGGCTCCAGACACGTCGCCAGAACCGACATAGGCTTGGCGAACCTTAGCAGCGTCGATCGCGCCCGTGGCAGGGTCATAGGCACCCGCAAGGCCGGAACGCAGATGCTCCTGACGCTGATATTGCTGCAAGCGCATCGCTGTCTCAGGATCTACCGCCATCAGGGCGTTGATGCTTGACTGATCCGATGGGTTGGCCGCGAAAGCCGCAAGCGCGTTCTGCCGACGCTGCTCCATGCCCAGCTGCTTGCCGGCCTGATAGGATTGGAGGAAGCCACCGGCCAAGTTGGGCTGCTGGACGCCGCCCCAATTCAGATCGACGCCCATCAGTTCATCATCCCCGACCAGTAATTGACGGGCGAGGCGGAGCCGCCGCCATAGCTGGATGACAAGCCCTTATTCATCCCGTAGGCATTGAGGGCGTTGCTCGCGAAATTGCCGATCTGGTTGCCTACATTCAGCGCCGCATTACCCTTGGCGGTGGCTGCGCTGTTGTTGTTGGCGCTGACAGCATTAGCGTAGTTCTGTCCAACGCCAGCCAGAGCCGATGCGCTGGCGAGGCCGGTCTGTTGCTGCCCACCAAGGTAGCCCAGATACCTTCCGAACTCATCCGAAGCCGTGTTCTGGCCGTATGTCTGGAGCGCCTTGGCCGCCGCACCGCTCTGGAGAAGTCCGCGAGCCGCATATCCCGTATTCAGTGCCCGCTCGCCCTCGCCAAGGCGGAACTGATAGCCATCGCTGTTGGTGTAGGCGTTAAAGGCGTTGTGAGCCGCGCCATTGTCATTCGTGAGACCGAGAAGCGCGTTGATGTTCGCGCCCGCTGCGTTTCCCCGATCCGTATAGGGGGCAAGCGTGGCCTTGTTCTGGCTGTAAATATCAGCCTGGAGCGCGTTGTTCTTATTGGCGGCATGCTTAGCCGCTTTGGCAGCCTTGTTCCCAGAGATGATGGACGAGCCAGCCGTCAAGGCTCCAGCGGCAACTATGGCAGCAGCAGGCATCTAGGCCCTCCAATGAAACAGGTCATACGTGACCGGACCACCGCCAAGATCGACGGTGCTCTGACCCGCTGGCTTCAGCCCAGCGGCAAGCGTGAAGCGGCGCACGTTTGCGGCCTCCGGATGCACTCGCGTCCAGAGATGCAGCGCGCCTTGGTCCTTCATGAAAGTGAGCGAATCCTGCGCCAGCCGGTAAGCGTCTCGCCCACGGCCTTCTGGCAGGATGAACGTGTGAATCTCGTAGGTATCGGGAGCGGTCCAGATGTACCCGAACCCGCCATGAGGCCCCAGCAGCCAGTAGTTTTGCAGGCACTCGACCGTGGCGCTCAGGTCCAGATAGCTTTCGCCGTCGCCGCCAACATGAGGCCGGATGGTTGGGTGGTTGACTAGCTCGTTGATCCTGTCGGCATCAAACGAGCGCTCGATCATGTGAGCAGGTGAACCGTCTGCGTCTTGCCAATCAGGCTCGCTAGCGCCGCCGATGCGGCCTTCACCGCGTCATCCGTCGCTTGGCACTGCGCCTGCGTCGGCGGGTTGCTTATGGACTGTCCGGCATAGGTCGAATAAATTGGTGCGGAAGCCTGATCGCGCCTCACATAGCGTGCGTCAGCATCCGATCGGGTCGGGATGTCGCTGGCATTCGTCGCGCCGATCAGCCGGTTCGTGAACGCGTTGGCTCCCGTCTGTTCGACCAGCCCCGTACCACTGAGCGCCGCGAGGTTCGTCAGAGACGTGGAGGCGGGCTGACGGCTTGCAGCATCCGCCGCAGCCGCTTCTGCCGCGTCCTGAGCCGTTGCAGCCGCCGTGACAGCCGTTTGAGCCGTTGCCTGGGCCGCAGCAGCAGCAATCGCCGCCGCAACCGAGTCCTGCACGAACTGCGTCAGCGCCCGGTGAAATGCCGTGGTGGGCCGTCCCTGCTCATCAACGATCGGAAATGCGATGTTGAATTGCAGAGGAGCGCTCACCGTGACCGCCCTCCCGCCAATTCGTTGATCCTGACGCCCGAGAGAGACCATGGCGCCGGGTCCGTGGTGCGGAACTCCATCGCCACGCCGGGTTCATCAATCAGCCCGCAGCGGCGCCAAATCGAGCGCTTGCGGTAATCGCCCTGCGCACCAATCCCCGTCGAGCGCCAGTTGCCGTAGGTCTTACCCCCATCGCGTGACAGGCGAAGCTCTACGGTCGGATCTGCCCCCTGTCCCGAGAGATAGGGCGTTTGACCCGGCGAAATGTCCACATGCACGCTATCGAGCGAGAACGGCTTGGTCGTCTTGATGATGGCCGACGAAACCCGCTCAATCGGGTCCGAGCCGTCAAGCAGCTGGTCCTGGCTCAGCGTCCAGATCGTGCCGTCCGTATCGTCCCCGGCATAGAGGATATCGCCCACTATGCAGCCGATGTGCGCCCGCCAGCCTGAACGGTTCCAGCTCTTGAATTCACTCCACTGCTTGGTCGCAGCGTCATAGGCGAAAGCGCCATCAACAGTGTTGACCACGTAGAATGAGTGCCCGTTCCAGACGAACGCCCATGCGTGAATATCGCTCGCGTCCGTGCGGGACAGCCGCTCTTCGATGCCATAATCAGAGATGCGGATTGGCACCGGTCCGCCGCGATAGACGATCTTGTCCTGACCAACCCAAGCGGCCGAATTGTCATAATTGACGATGCAGTCACGGTTGATCGCGCCCTTATCATAGACACGGCCCGGAATGCGGTTGAACGGCGCGTCAGCTTCACCCGTCGAAACCCAAAATTCTGTGCTGTTCTCGCCGAACATCCACAATTCGTCGCCTACGATACACAGGCCCACCAGATTGTCCGGCTTGCGCTCAGCGGAGGCAAAATCGAGCGCGTTCCAACTCGATCCGTCCAGCACGGCGGACCAATAGAATTTCTCCGTTCCAGTCCTCGCCACGATGAACAGGCCAGCGAAGTAGACGACGCTATTCTCTCCCGCGCCATCGGGGAAAGTGACGGTCGAAACAGCCGATCCGTCATAGCGATACATGGCGTCACCAGTGGCAACGAGCAATTCCAATTCGCTCGACGCCATGCTGACCCGTGAGGTCGTGGAAATCACCCCGGCATAGACAGAGCCGCGATAAAGGCCGTTGCTCGATACGGTGAACAGTTCCCCATTAAAGCTACCGGGCTGGGCATAGATGCCGAGAACAGGTCCGGTTCCCACGGAATAGGAGGAAACGAGCCCAGGGCGGCCGATCAGGCGCACGCTGTTGTCGGAACCAACCTCAAGATATTGATTGACGAGACGCGTTTCGCTGAACTGACCGACGTTGCGGCGATAAGCGTTGGCGCCGAAGGGGATGCCCGTCATTGCAAGCCAGCGCCATAGCTTTGGACGGAGTTGAAGCAGCCCAGATCGGTCGTGACGGTGCGCGAGCGGCGCTGAACGGCGCGGATGCTCTGCTTTTCGTCCTCTGCCGTCTGAAGGATCATCGCCGCGCCGGGGAACGTCGCAGGCGACACGTTGAACGGGATCATCAGTTCAGCGCACAGACTGTAGATGATGCCCTTGATATAGCTGTCTGGGCAGGTGAGCGCGGTATCGAGCCCTAAAGCGTCCATGCCAAGACGCAAGGAGGTATTTTCCCATGCGGAAAGCATCTGGTTGAGCGTATCGAGCCCAAGCGCAATATCTTCCGCTGTGGGGTCTTCGCCAGCGCCATAGACGCCGCACAGCCCGAGAGCGCGGGTGATAATCTGGCGAGCCGTCGTCACATCCACTCTCCATCACGGCCGCAGCCAATCGGATTTGGCGCGCGCCAGACCGGCGAGCCATCTTCCCACAGCAACCCTGTATTGACAGGCTCGTGGTCATCCACGCTGACGCTGGGCAGCATGGGGGATTCGTCCGGAAAAATGTGGTCCTCGACGTAGAGCCGCGCCGTTGGTGGGCGTCTGACGTATCGGGCCATGCAATCTCCGGAAAATATGGGGCGAGCC